CTTGTGTCCCAGTTTAAAGGTTCATTGAAGTCAGGTGTTTCCATGAATAATTCATCCAGATCCGTCGCCCTGCTTATGTCCCATTCTCCAATCGGAACATTCTTTAAATCATCGGGTAGCTTCTGTTTGTGTTTGCAATAATCTTTGACATGCATATGGATATTTTTATCGGTAATGACGGTCTCGGCCATATAGATAGATAATATTTTAGAAAAAGAATAACCTCATAGGTTAATGAAAGACCGATTTTCAGAGATCATTCTTCTACGTAAACAAATTCAAGATCTGTTTCACCGTCTTGAGGAAAAGAGAAAAGGGATGAAGGACAATTATACCACATTAGTGTCTAACAATGAACACCATTTCTTCGGACTGGATTCCTTTCGGTTTCAGGTTAAACTTGCTGAAAATGAGCTTGTCTTTTTAAATGACCAGTTCATTCTGATAGATAATCGTCTGTATTGTGACTATTACAAGCTATACAATCATGTCTATGACTATTATGTTGAAAACCTTCCACACGGAATAACCAAAAGTGTTTACCCCATTTACAAAGATTTAGAACCCACCAAAGTATATGACACAGACCTTGTACATAAACTCTACAAAGATATCATCCTTCTGATACATAAGGCATATGAGACCCTTGATCATGAATATCGAAAACGAGAGTCAGAGAAACGATTAACCACTTCAGGTATCCACATTGGAAACTATCTGCATAATCGTGTCTTTATAGATACCCTTGTAAAATCAAACATTCAATTATTTGAAGAATATTTAAATACCTATTTTATATATCACATGACCTTTCTTGTAAACTTAAAAGAGAGATTGGGTATGTTCTTAAACCATGTGCTTCGTAGAGAACCAGAACAAGAGTGTAAAGTAGATGACATGGACGATAATTTTGTAGAAGTGGCAAAAGAACCTGCGACTGAACCCGTTGTATCTGCAACTATCCTTAAAAAGGATGAGAATGTAGACCCTCAGCAAACGGATCTCTCGAAATCCGTAGTTGTCTCACTCGCGGAAACCGATACAAAAACCGAAGATCCTGTCGTGGTTCCCATAGTGGATCAAGTTGTTCAACTCGTAGAACAAGTGGTGGAGCCCGCGGTGGAAGCCGAGACAAAACCAGATGAGCCAGTAGTGGAGCCCGTAGTCGCGCCAGTCATAGAACCCGTAGTGGAGCCCGTAGTCGTGCCAGTCATAGAACCCGTAGTGGAGCCCGCGGTGGAAGCCGAGACAAAAACCGAAAAACCCGTCGTAGAAACAGAGCAAAATGATCAAGAAGATCTAGAAGAACCTCCAGATACACGTACCGTCGAAGAAGTACTCAATCCTATCATCGATCACCTCCTAGGGAATGCACCTGTTTCGGCTAAAAAAAAGAAGCGTCCACGGAAAGGTAAATAATCCGTTTATTGAATATATTTAGATCTGTTTGTATTTACCAAAGCATCAATGTCCATGTCTACTTTGACGTCCATTCGATATTTGGAGAAACACTCATGATCAAATTGCTTTTCAGGTATATGTTGATGTACAATTCGTGCAATCATCTTGTATAATTTAAACTCTGGATAGCGATCCTCACCATTTTTCTTGTATAAAATATTCATCCCATGGTCGTCATACACCCAAGAGAGAATAAGATCATAAATAGGGACCTCACGGAAATGATCGATTTCCTTTAGGTCATCAATGATAAAGTCCAACATCGAGCAAGCCAGACGACATAGATCAAAACTATAGTTTGGTTCAATGACGGGCTTCGTTGGGTTCAAAAAAGGTTCACAGTTGTATTGAGTATGCGCCATCCCAATCTCTGAAAAACTGTCGCTACAGATACGTTTGCCATTGACTTCGTAGATGGCTCTCCCAAAATCAATGATCTTGTACAATTTTCCAAAAGTAGGGATTTGATACGTATGACCCAGTACTTTATAACAGATAAACTCTTGGTCTGTATGCACATACATAATGTTGTTGGTATGTAGATCATTGTGAGTGAAATGGAAAATCTGCTGGTAGGTGTAGAGCATGACAATGATCTGAAACATGGCGCTTTCCAGTTCTTCCATGCGCATGGCATCCGTCTCCAAGAGTGAATCCAAGGTATCTTCGCACTTCTCCAACGTGACTACCTGGACAGGCATCTGTTTAATATTGAGAACCATATCCTGAAGAAGTTCAGGTGTTTCGCAATCGCTTTCAATGCTACCTTCCTCCTCCTCTTCATCCTCGGTGAAACTCAGTTCAGATCCATCTTCTGGTTCATCCAAGTCAAAATCGACCTCTTCAGTGAGTGCATCATCAGTGAGTTCTTCTGTCACAAGTTCTTCGGTCACTTCTGCGAGTTCTTCCTCGACGAGTGGAGAAACAACTTCATTTATATCGAGATCCTCTAATTCAAAGATACAATGTTCATCGGATATTTGAATAGGGTCTTGTTTCTTCTCTTGCAGTAAAGTATTCAACTCTTCCTCCTTGAAAAAGAAGTCATGGTTGAGTTTATCTTTAAAAAAGGTGCTCTCACATATATATTCAAAATCATCTGCAATATTAATCTCTACGTTCTCTGCTAAACAAATATACTCATCAAATACTTCCATTCCATGCTGGAACCCATCCTCTTTCAAGGTAGAGGTGAGACAATAAAAGAAACTATCTACGTAGGCATAGTTGTGAGGCGACTGTATGCACGAGACAAACGGATTATCTTCTGTCGGCTCTGAACTAGGCAAGGTCAAGATATTGTCCTGTTTGTACTTACCCGATAAGTATTTGACAAAGTCAATCAAAGGGATCACCTTCTTAAAACACACTCTCTCTTCTTGGTCAGTGTCTTTCACAATATACTCGTTGTATGAGTTTTGTTTGACATAGGCGTCGACCTTTTTTTTAGGGATGATCGAGGTATACGCCTGGATAGGGTGAAATGTTGCGTTCATTGTTTTCCCAGGATAAAAGATTTTATACGTTTGAACTCATCAAAAGGTCGCGTATAATTTCAACCTACGTTCTCTGTGTATATGTTAATGACCCTTGAATTAAAAAAATTTGATATGAAACGGATTGTTTTTCATAAAGATGAAAACAAGGGCCCCGTCATTGTCTTGATTGGACGCCGAGACACAGGAAAGAGTTTCTTGGTGAGAGACTTGCTGTATCATCAGCGTGATGTTCCGATAGGGACCGTGATTTCCGGTACAGAAGGCGCCAATCAGTTTTATTCCAATCATGTGCCAGCCGTTCTTATTCATTCCAAGTTCGAAACCGGGATTATACAAAACATTCTAATTCGACAGAAACAAGTGATGAAACAAGTCAAAACCCAAATGGACATGTATAAGAAGTGCAGCATCGATCCACGTACCTTTGTCATTTTGGATGATTGTTTATACGACAGCTCTTGGTCGAAGAACGAACTGATGCGTATGATTTTCATGAACGGTCGACACTGGAAAATCATGTTGATCATTACGATGCAGTATCCTTTAGGCATTCCTCCACAACTAAGAACAAACGTAGATTATGTGTTTATTCTGCGTGAACCCTATATTGCTAACCGAAAACGTATCTACGAGAATTATGCGGGCATGTTTCCGACCTTTGAATCGTTCTGTCAAGTCATGGACCAATGTACCGAAAACTTTGAATGCCTTGTCATTTGCAATAACAGTTCGAGTAACGAACTCACGTCCCAAGTCGCGTGGTACAAGGCCAATCCTACTCCTCCCTTTAAGTTGTGTGCACCCGAGTTGTGGAAGATGAAGGCCAATAACGAGGACGAGGAACAGGCCTTTGATTCCAAAAAGAATATCAAACAGAAGATTAGTGTCAAGAAGACCAAGTTTTAGAACAATCGTATAAACAATACTTTACTTTATTCCTAACCTATGTGCGGGATCACAGCTATATTGGCAAAAGGTAGGAAGAACATACTTAGTCTAGTCAAAGATAGTCTACAACAACTACAGAACCGTGGATATGATTCATTCGGTATTTCCTATTTATCTGCTGGATCGTTTTGTCGACACAAGAGTATTGGTCAAAATCGTCCAGATGACTTTGACCATTTTGCATTAGGGTTTTCGAACATGGAAAGTACCAATGCGATTGGACATACGCGGTGGGCCACCCATGGAGGAATTACGTTGGAGAACGCCCACCCGCATACCTCCAATCAAGGTACGTTTCTTTTGGTTCATAATGGGATCATCGAAAATTATCTGGAACTCAAAATGTTTCTTTCTCAAAAGGGATTTCATTTTGTCTCGGATACGGATACAGAGGCGATCGTCAACCTCATGGAATACTACCATCTCCAAGAAAAAAAGAATATTCTGGAAAGTATCGAACATGCCGTAAAACGATTAGAAGGAACCTATGGTCTTGCCATACAATGCAGTCAACAAGTAGATGAGATCTATTTGGTTCGTCATGGGTCTCCTCTGTTGGTTGGAGAAAACGATCACGTATGGATGGCCACCTCGGAAAAATCTGGGTTTGTACATCAACTCAAAGAATATTATGTATTGCCAAACGACAAGGTGGTTGTCCTTGGAAAGCAAGGGATTGTATTCACCGATAAAACCATCGAGGTGAAAGACGTGGAAGAAGGATCGACTATTCCATCCCCTTTTTTGCACTGGACCTTGAAAGAGATTATGGAACAACACTATACCTTGTCTCGTACCATGAACCATGGGGCTCGTGTTCAATCCTCTATTAAGTTGGGAGGCATAGACTTTTTAGATCAGCATGTTACATCTCTGAAACATATTCTATTACTTGGATGTGGTACCAGTTACTATGCATGTGAGATAGGGGCGTCTTTTCTCAAATCGATTGACTATCCGGTAAAAGCGATCGATGCAGGTGAGTTTGAGGAACAGGATATACCTACAGGAAAAACATTGATGATCTTTTGTAGTCAATCGGGAGAGACAAAAGATCTACATCGTGTAGTGGAGATGGTAGAGGCGCACTCACAAGTCATTACGCTTGGGGTGATTAATGTAGTTGACTCTCAGATTGCGCGAGAGGTACATTGCGGTGTCTACATGAATGCAGGAAAAGAAGTGGCGGTTGCGTCTACCAAGACCTTTACCAGTAGTCTTCTTGTGTTTAAAATGATCTCTCTATGGTTCAAGGAGAGAAATCCGGGATATGTGTCAAAACCTCGCGTATACGAAGATCTGAGACAACTGCCTTCCCAAGTACAGGGACTATTGCAGAAACTACCCATTACAGAACATCATATTTCGATCCTCAACCAGGAACATCTCTTTGTATTGGGCAAAGGTACCTTAAAGACAATGGCATGTGAAATGGCCCTCAAGCTCAAAGAAATTGCCTATATTCACGCCGAGGGATATTCGGCGAGTGCATTGAAACATGGACCCTTTGCCTTACTTGGTCCCGGGTTTCCAGTACTTCTTTTGTTAAACAGGTCTCATCAGAAAAAGTTATTGTCTGTGTACAAGGAAATAGAAAGCAGAGGGGGCGACATTTTGGTCCTGACTGAAGTCAAGGATCTAGCCTTACCGAAAGAAAAAGTGATCGTGATACCCGAGAACAAGGAACTCCAAGAAGTATGTTACGCCGTGGTCCTGCAAATGATTGCCTATCGCCTCTCGATCGCTCGCGGTATTCATCCAGACAAGCCTCGCAACTTAGCTAAGGTGGTTACGGTCGAATAATTATGATCCACTAGTCTATGTGTTGGAACGAACATGTATCTTTGAATACATTCTTGTTTAGCAGTTTCCTCTTATCCTTGACCCTCTATCATAATCTATATACGCCCTATAAAATCCATTCCGTTCACTCGTTGGCGGTTTACCTCTTGTTGAGTTCCATGATCCTGATGCAAGGCCTAGATGTCCTGTTATGGAGAAACCTAGACAATGAATACAATGCGGTGATCGGTCATCTCGGTCTAGGGGTTCTCCTTTTACAACCCATCTTTGGACTATCCATGATCCAGGATGTCGTCTTGCGAGAGAGGCTGGCTGTACTCTATATCTTTTGGGTATTGGCGCTCGGGAACTTTACCGTGGAAGAGACCAGGATGGACGAGCATGATCAATTAGAATGGGGGTTCTTTAAAGACAGTCCAATCTTTCTAGCTGGATGGTGTGTGTTCTTGATTGCAGGCCCCCTCTACGTAGGATGGTGTGAATTTCTTCTCGTAGGCCTACTCGTCTTTGCCTATCGAGACAGAGGTCTCTCCATGAGTTATTGGTTGATCCATAGTCTCTTTCTCTATTATGCCATTCTATTGTTTGGGTATCCATTGTATGGATAAAGGTTTCTGAGCATAACGGTACGCCTTTTTTGATTTGTTACATTTTCGCAAAAGATGAAAGTCTACCTTGGATGAATTCCCTCCGGTCAATGCACTGGCTAGCCGTGCCATCGCCCAAGATTGAGCCGTTTGATTGGGTCTAGACCCCCCTGAATAATACGCCCCCTCTCCTTTTCGAATAATCGCTTTTAGTACAGAAACCGAGCATCCCGAGGCCTTGGCCAATTCCTGGGTTGGGCCGATATGATCCACGCCGTACATGGCCTTGGCTCTTCGAACATGTTTAGAAGGCTTTGACTTGAAACTCGAGACACGAGGACGGGGTACATAGATCCCTTTTCGATACAGTCGCCTGGACTTCTCAATGCCTTTCCTTTGTTTTTCTCGATCTTTTGCAGTCAGTTGTCTCGGTACGTAACGTGCAGGGATCATATAGAGTATGGGTTTACTTTATTATTTTAAAATCTATAGACAGGTTAATGATCACAACGGTCCTCATGGGTGGCCTGGGCAATCAATTGTTTCAATTGTTTAACCTGATGGCCTACGCCGAGACAAACAAGCAGGAGTTTTACCTAGAAGATATCCCGCCTCAGCGAGAAGATCGATCCTTTTATTGGGACACTCTCTTGGCATCTTTACGTAAGTATTTGAAACCTGTCGTCGCAGTGCCCATCTATCAGGAACCCCGGTTTGAGTATGATGCGATTACGTCCTATCGACAAATTAATCAACCCTTTAAATTCCTCGGTTACTTTCAATCCTATCGTTATTTTCAAAAGTACGAAACATTGCTGATGGAACGCATCGAACTAGCTGCAACCTTGGAACGAACCCGGAAGTTGTATCCGTTTGACTTTTCTACAACCATTTCGATGCATTTTCGTATAGGAGACTATAAATATTTACCAGACTATCATCCAGTCCTACCGATTAGCTATTACGTCAATGCATTAAACGTCGTGCGGCGTATGACCACAGCCAGAAAGGTCATTTATTTTTACGAGCCTGCTGACCAGAAAGAGGTGGAGGACCATATTCATAAACTGGTCGCAATGTTTCCTGAATTGACCTTTGTCTCGGTCGACCATACTGTTTCCGATCATGAACAGTTGGCACTGATGGCATGCTGTTCCCATCAGATTATTGCCAATAGTACCTTTAGTTGGTGGGGTGCCTATTTCAATCCTAATCCTGAAAAGATTGTGACTTATCCATCCAAATGGTTTGGTCCTGCCCAGACCAAGGATACATCAGACCTATTCCCCACTACATGGATTAAAATATAAGTATCCTTTTTCTTCTATCCCTAACATATGTTGATCTTGGGCGAGCTACATGCTAAAAACAGACGCGGACTGGAGGAGATGTTAAAGGATGACTATGTCTATGGGACGATAGAAGACGTACCGAACCATAGTGTGATTTATTCTCCCTCCATCCCCATAGACACCTCTCTCTACCCGGAAAAGAGGTTTATCTTTGGTCCACATTTCTCCCTCTTTCCGGATACCAAACTCTTGATCGTTCGTAACATACATGACAATGCCTGTTATCTTTTACCCAGTCAATGGATTGTCGATGCATGGACGGCCAAGAATGCCGCGGCATTTTTGCCACTCATCGTCTTTCCTTTCCCCGTGGACACCAAGACTTTTTCTCCAACGGGTGAAACGAGAGAAAAGGTATTTGTCTATATGAAGCATCGAGATCCATTTGAACTCGCGGAGATAGAAGATTATTTAATGAAGAAAAATATAGCTTATACCCTTTTTGATTTCGGAAAAGGGTATAAGGAAGAAGATTACCTAGCTGCCTTGAAAGAAAGCAAATATGGTATTATCTTGGGAGCCTATGAGACACAGGGGTTTGCGATTGAAGAAGCCATGTCTGCAGACGTTCCCTTGTTTGTATGGGATTGTCGTACCATGTTACAAGATTACACATCGATACAAAAAGATATACTTTGTACCAGTGTTCCTTATTGGGATGATCGTTGCGGGATAAAAGTATATACACTTGGACAGTTTGAACTAGACTTTCCGAGGTTTCTCTCGAAGTTGTCTACGTATGAACCGAGACAATATATCCTGGAGAACCTGAGCGTAGGAAAATGTAGAGAACGATGGAATGCGTTGATCCTTACATTACAAAATAACGTCATTGTCTAGTCATGGATGTCACCTTAGTCAGTTGCTATTATCGTCTCAAACAAAGTAAACATCGATTGGAAGAATATTCGAAATGGATACGAAACTTTGTCATGAACCTACAAAATACAAATTTGGTCATTTTTACAAGTAAAAACGATTATGCGTATATTCAATCCATGATGCAGAACAACCGTATTCAATACAAGATCCTTATCCGAGAAATTGAGGACTTCAAAGTAAGCAAAGAGTATCCCTTGATTTGGAAGGCGCAAGCCGAGATGGATCCTACGCCCTCTTGTGGTCGAGGGATCGATTGCTATAAAATTTGGAACTCCAAATTCGATTTACTCAAACAAGCGATTGTGGAAAATCCCTTTCATACGGATTGGTTTGTATGGAACGACATGGGGAATGTTCGACAGGAGAACATCCTGCCCTATTTGTCTACATATCCATGTTCGAAAAGTTTCAGCCGACACAAGTTAGACATCATTCTTTTGAACGGATTTAGCGAGAATAAAATGTTCTTACAAAATGAGGTTCATTTTTCGGGATCCATGTTTGGCTCACATAAAGACGTCTTACTCGTGATGCATGATCTCTTTTATCAGTACTTTGATCTATACCTAAAGAAGGGTTATTTTATTGGATGCGATCAACAGATCCTTGGGACCCTTTTTATTCGACACCCTGAAAAATTCAACCCTATTTTTCCGCTAGACTGTCACGTAGACCCATGGTTTTATCTCTATGAGTATTATTCCTCAAAAAAATAAACCATAGAAAATATGAATATGATGCCATCTTTATTGCGATAAGATCTTAAATAAAATCATAGGAAGTCCTCGATAATCCTCAACTAGATGAAACAAAAAGGGCTTACGTTTCCATACCATTGTCAGCCCAACCTGTTCGTTATTCACATTTCCCTTTTCTAACATGTTCGTGACAAAGACATCTTCTAATTCTTTAGATACCAAATGAATACATTCTTTCGATCCTCCAAACATACCTCCTTTTAGTAGGTTGTCTGATTTCCATACCAGTTGATCATCAATCGGATAGTGTAAAAGGTCATGACGCTGCTGAATGATAAATTTGTCTGTGGTATGGATACAGGGTCCTGGATAAGGCTTCGAGACATCTACATCTAGAAAAAAGCGAGAGATCCCCATATCGACCCAGAAGAAAGAGGGCGTATGAAAGGGATCTTCTTCGATGGCGTCTTCTAACCATCCCAGTTTACTGTATTGTATCAAGTTATACTCCGGCAAGATACATTCCACTCGATTGGGATGTTGGATACGAGACTTGTATTCATCACTTTTTAAAATCTCACATATTCTATCATAATACTGATAATATTTACAATCCTGCAACGTCTGTACCTTGATGACTGTCGGATAGTTCAAAGGTCGATGTTCTTGAATAAATGGGACGAATTTTTGCTCGGTCACGATATAGAGGTTCCCGTTGATTTGCAATGTCTTTTTCATCCATTCCATGTACTCCTCAAGCTTTCGTCCATCCCCTTTGTTTTCCCGTTGGATATCAAAAAAGGCCGTCACAAGTGTCGCCATTTATTCAGTTATAGTAATCATGTTTAAATATTTTTGGATAGTATGTTCCATCGAAAATTGTGATCCATACTGTCGTATCTCGTCGCGATGGTTCACCGCGTACTCCCTGTTCCGGTCCATCTTTTGTTGTATCCATGCCAGATTATCCATTTGGTCGTCTTCAATAATCGTGATAAATTCACACGCCTGCAAATTCTTGGAGGACGTTCGATTGACGACAACCCCTAGACCACAAATCAAGGCCTCTTTCACCACAAGGGGGTCCGCTTCTCCTTCGCTACACAAGAGCAAATTTCCATAATGAGACAAATCGCGGTAGACTTGTTCTCTCGTCCACGAACCCTTCCAGTTGGGTAGTCCTTCACCTCCGGGTCCGATCAGATCGAGGCGTTTCAGCTTGCAATAGATATGTTGTCTCTTTCGTAGGGTAATCTTCCCCAAATAAAGGGTTTTGTCTCCGCGCGTGGGGGCCTCGGTATAGTGGTATGCTTCAAACGGGATCCCGTTCTCCAAGAGATGAAAACGTTCTGGGTTTGCCCCACAGCGAATAAGAAAATCCGTATCTTTCTGTGCAAGCATAAAGAACTTACCCGGATAGCGCAGCATACATTCAAAGATAGAGGTGAACCCATCCGGTGCATGCATTTCCACCTTGTCAATATAAGGATAGTGACTGGTCATACCAATGTTTTTACAGGACAAATAAGGAACAATCTGAAAAAAACAATCATAATGAATATGGATAAAGTCGTATTGTCCTTGGTTGATCTCATGCACCAGTTCTCGATAGTAGTCCATTGTTTTTGTTCCCATTTTATTCACAATGTGCACATCATGACCAAGTTTACGTAATGCGCCATAATAATCCCAGATAAGTATTTCAACCGCACCCCATCCAACAGGAGGGATCGCCATAATACCAGGACCAATCAATGCAATCTTCATGTTAGATAGAATGAATAAGTGCGGTTTAAATCCTTTATGGATGTAACATGTTTAGGTATCGATCTACAATGGTGGACCAAGAAAAGACCGATAATCCATAGTCTCGTATCTCGTCTCGTTTGGATACACTGATCATGCGGTTACGGATGATCTCCTGTCCCACAAAGGCAATGTCTTCCAATCGTTCATTTGGAATGATCGTGATAAAATCTTTGCCATCCAAGTTAGCCGCACTGCATTCACTGAGAACCACCCCCAGACCACACATGAGGGCTTCTTTCACTACGAGGGGGTCTGCTTCTCCGTCCGACAACAAGACAAGGTTTCCATAATGAGACATGTCCTGATAGAGCGTCTCCCTTGTCCATTCTCCTAGATAATGTGGGTTGGATAGATCGAAGGACGAATCGTGAAAATTGCCAACAAAATCAATGGACTGGATCCCCTGATAAAGATATTGCCGTTTGCGTGCCTCAATCTTTCCCAAGTAAAGGGTTCGGTCGCCTTTTTTAGGAAACTCTGCATAAGAGAACAGTTGAGCGCTCGCTCCATTATGCAGTACTCGAACATGATCTGCGGGATACCCGTGTTTGATATACACCTGTCGTATAGGTTCACTGATGGCAAGAATATGCATGGTAGGACAGCCAAGAACGTGTCTGAATATCGTATGAAAATACTGCATATTCGGTAAACCCGGATGGGTGAGATACGCATAATGGGACGTATAAAACACCTTGATCTTAGGATCTGAATAGGGTGCAAGATAGGGGGCAAGCACTACATGATCGTCATACATGATATGTACATGGGTATACTCCTCTGCGACGATTCGACGAAGGACCTGGTTCAGATTAGGGTCGTTGATAATCGTCACATCAATGTCTCGTTTTTTGAGTTCGGTATAATAATCCCACACGATGGATTCCACCGCACCCCATCCGGTGGGAGGAATAGGCTTACACCCAGGACCGATTAAACATAATTTCATTATAATGAATAAGAGATTGTGTTTAATTGATTGTGTCAGTTAAAACCCAGGCTCATTAACAAAGACCGGTGTTTTCATATCGACTGACTTCATGTATTCTGTTTTGACATACAGCAATGTAATCAAGATCACTGTGACCAAGAAACTGTCTCGCATGAGGTTCGGCTTCTCTGACTCATACTTGAGTTTCTCCATGATCAGCTTTACTGCAAAAAAAAGAACGCCTGCTATCAGTCCTAGATAGATTTCCTCCATTACACTTTAATGGAATAAAAAATACGACAACAAACGATTTAACCATGTTTAGAGCTCGACAATTCCTAAATCTATTGTATCACCCTTATCCATGTCGTCGAAACAGATTGCGCTGAGCGGCACATCCTCTCCTATTTTAAATTCGTCGTCGAGTGGATCCAGAGGGGGGAGATCAAAGGTCTCTACTTCTGGATTAAAAGAGAGTTTCTGTTTGGGTTCTTCTATTTTCAAGATGGGTGCAGGCATGATCTCCACTGGACATGTATCCACGGGTTCCACTTTAACCTCCACCGTGGGTTCAGGCTTCACATCCGGCTTGGGATCAGGTTTGGTCTCAGGCTTCACCTCCGGCTTGGGTTCTGGTTTGACATCGGGTTCCTTCACAATGTATTCCGTTGACTCGTCAATGTACTGACGAAGCAGTGCCTCTACAGGGATACGATCTCGAACCGTATTCATGATACACACCTGCACCAAGAGTTCAAATTCACGAGTACGCTTTTGCTTCTCAAGACCAGAAACCTCCAACTCAAACAAATAAATGGCTGAATACAATTTACGTGCTACGTTCGTGTAAACCTGGTGAATGAATAGTCCAAAGTCAGGAATATCGATATTCAGTTTCTTGCTCTCTGACCCAACCCGTACGCAACTCAAAATCTTCATCTGAATGATGTGCACGCACACCACCAAATCCTCGAGATAGGCGCAATTGCACAACTTGACGATACGTTCCTTCTCTAGATCAATCGTCTGTTGGTTCCATTTGGGTATACGTGTCAACAAGTTCTGAAAGGTCATGAGATACTTCTCAGGTTCCTCGTTTTTATCGCATAACTGCACCGACTCGTTGAAGATAGAACGAAACCCGTCCATGATATGAGGGGTCACGTAATTCATCAACAGAATAGACCATTCATTTTTGGATTCAGGTAATAGATTTGACGTTGTATCATCCATATATAGGTTTAGATAAAGAAAACGACTTTTCTAAACGAATTTCTAAACAAAAAGGTCGGGTTCAAACTGCTTTAAGATAAAAAAAAGGATCATCTTCTCGTGTTTTACCTTTTTACACATTTCGTCATACAAGAAAGTAAACTCGCTTGTCTTGGCGTTTTGTGTATAATGTTGAAGCAAACGGTCCCCATGGATACCCTCTAAGTATAACGTATGGACCAAGTCCAGACCGCCCTTGGTTTTCCATATTTCGTATTCAGGTGGTAAAGCGTTTATTACAGGATCAATACGTTTCGTGGGAAAATAAACATGTACAAACCGAGAACAGATTGGGTTCAATAACTTATCTTTGTAAGACGTCACAATAAAGAACCTATTCTTGTTACTGTAAATCTCAATACAACGACGCAAGGAGTACTGTGCATCAATGGTGAGATTTTCCGCATCATATAAAATAATGCTCTTAAAAAGTTGTGGATGAATACATTGTTGTTTCACAAACTCCTTAATGTCATCTCGGATCATCTTGATCCCTTTACACAGGGAACATTCAATAAACATACAATATTGTTGTTTCTCCTCGGGTGTGTATATTTTATTCAGAAAGAGCTGTAACGCTTTCCGTTTGCCTGAATGGACTTCTCCGTGAAATAGAAGATGAGGAATATTATGGGACGTTTGATACGTATCGAGTAAAGAACCTATCATTTCCATCTAAACTACCTTTCATTATTTCTCTATATGTTATAATGATACAAAGACCGATCTCTCTTTTTAGACAAGACGCAAAGAAAGAGTACATGGAGGAAGCATTACATGCTTGCTATGAAAACATTGCCTTTTCCACCTTCCCCTATCTCTCTTATCATTTGTCTCATTCTTCGCATACCTTGGACGATTTTCATTCGGGAAACTGTATTGCCATGACTACGTTTCTGAAACGTTTCCTACTCTCCAATCATAAGATCCTAACCTTTATTGTACCTGCAACCGTCCCAAGTATCTTTCGAGTGCAAGGCACGCCGGATATTTGCCACGTCTCTTTGCTTATTCCATTGACTGAGACAAGTTACTACATCTTAGATCCGGCCTTTTACTTTCTGGAACCCTTATACGTGGACGTGAAAAACCCTCAACCTTATCTAGTGGATAGTATGAACATTCATAAACAAGTACATGAAACCATCGTGGGACAATATGACGGGGTTCGATGTGTTTGTTTTTTTGAGGAGAGCCCGCTCGATATCTGGGGCTATGAAACCTATGAAGTATTAGATCCAGACGAGAGCATCGGTATACATTTTCTAACGCATAAACCGGAACCCTTTTTATGCAAGACCACCATGATTGATGGGGTTCCTTACAAAGATTACCATATTAAAATGGAACAGGGTCAACTCATCTTTATTCAAGATCATGTCCAGGTCTATCGAGGTCCCTCCGAACAATTGCACGAAGAGTTAAAAGAAATCATCAATCGTCAACTCTTCAAATACTTACGGCCTATACGATAGAAGATATAAAGGTATTCATATAATGGATACATGGAATGTGCAATATGTTTTGAAAAGTTTTTTTCACCCAAATCGGAAG